AAGTAAGGCTTGCGGGGCCGGGCGGTTAAATAGCCGCCCGGCTGCCTTCCACTTACTAAACAAAGGAGGTCATCATGGCTTCATTTACTAGCGTTGGTGATACCACTAGCATATCCGTTCAAGACAAAGGCGAGACCGTTGCCATCGCCTTGAGCGGCACTTACAACATGGTCATTAAACTGCAACGTGAGCAGGGGTCTCCTAGCTCAGGTTCGTGGCTGACTCTCAAGACCGTGTCGACTACGGCGAACCAAACCATCGCCGAAGATTACATTACCAAGGCGTACAACGAGACCCTTCGGCTAATCGTTACAACCGACACTTCCGGGACTTGTACCGCAACCTTGACTGAGACTTCTAACCTTGATGTCAAAACATTCAAGGACCGGGTTGGTAACACCTTGGCCACCTTCACTCAGAAGTTTTTAAAACTTCATGGTGGTCTTGTCAGAACCAGCGGTAGCGTCGTCAATACGACCGAGGCGTTGACTTTGACCGAAGTAGCCCATGCTGGCCGGGTTGTCACGGCAAACCATGCAACCGGCTTCGCAATCACCTTGCCGGAGGCTACCGGCACCGGCAACGTCTACACGATCTTCTATGGCACTACCGTCGCGTCTGGTAGTGCAACAATTGTGGCTCCATCGTCGGACACGTCGTTTATTGGAGGTGCCAGCATCTCGACCGACATTGCAGGTGTAACCATTCTTGCTAATACCGGCGATGATACCATCACCATGAATGGGTCGAGCACGGGTGGGCTGCTCGGTACTTGGTTCCGATTTACCGATGTGGCGTCCGGCATCTTTATGGTTGAAGGCTTTCTGTGTTCGACGGGTACAGAATCCGATCCGTTTAGCGCGGCAGTTTAACTCAATGGAAGGGAAGCACAATACTTCCCTTCCTCTTCTTTTGGAGGAGAAATTAGATGGCTGAAAGTGGGTTGCCCGACAGTAAAATTGAAGTCCGTTTTAAAAACCCGTTTTACCACAATACCTTTGGTCTGTTAGGGGGGCAGAAGGATAGCGACACTATCTATACGTTGCCTTCTGGTACAGTTCTGCCCGAAACTGCCGTCGTGGTAAAAGGCGAGAGCACTCATCGCAAGGGGAGGCCTCTTCGACGTGCCCAGAGAAAAGACGGGCGGTTTGTTGGTGTAGACACCGGCTTATCTAATGCCCCAGAACCCGAGGAGGGGGAGGCGGCGGTTGGCGTAGTTGATGCTCCCTCTCGTAAAACACCCGCCGAGGGCAAGGACAAGGAGACGGATGTGAAGCCGAGGAAACGAAAAGCGAATAAGTCGAGGAATAATAGAGGTGACTGATGGCGTCTGAAACACAAATCGCCAAGCTGGCTTTGCAGCACATCGGAGATAGGTATGACATCACCGACCTGACCGAAGAGAGTGTCGAGGCGGAGCAGGTAAAGTTGATCTTCGATGATACGAGGGATTGGCTTTTGCGTCAGCATAACTGGGGCTTTGCAAAGAAATTTGCGACTCCTGCCGCCCTGGTTGGCACCGTGCCCAATAACTTCGATTACATGTACACTTACATGACCGACGCTGTCAGGGTGAATGGCGTCGTCGACCCATTGGACGCGGACACAGCTATAAACTTTGAAGTAGCGAGAAATTCGTCAGACGTCAAAGTCATCTTGACAAATCAGCAGAATGCTGAATTCTTTTACACGGCCCGCATTACCAATACCGCTCAGTTTGATCCAGAGTTTACTATAGCCTTCTCGTATGCGTTGGCGTCCAAGCTGGCTATGCCTCTGACTGGTGACCGCGCCATTATGGGAGATATGGCTACGCTGGCTAGGAGTGTTGTAAACAGTGCGTGGGAAACGGATAGTAACGAGAGACTAGAAGACACACTCCCAGACGCTGATTGGATACAAGCAAGGGCGTAAATGATATGCCGAAAATTATTCAATCCAGCTTATCTGGGGGCGAGGTGTCCTCCGCTGTAGGTGCTCGCGTCGACATCGGCAAGTACAAGTCTAGCCTTGAGATATGCGAGAATGCTTTCGCTCAAGTTCATGGCGGTGTGTCAAATCGTCCCGGTCTTCAGTATGTTTGTGAGTGCGCCAGCGGTTCATTGTCGACCAGAATTATTCCATTCCAATTCAATACCGAGCAGACCTATATCTTAGAGTTTGGGAATCTGTATATGCGTGTCGTTAAGGACGGCGGGCAGGTTTTGAATGGTACGGCGAAGAACATTACTGCCGTGACTAGAGCGGACCCCGGCGTCGCCACGTCATCTTCTCATGGCTTTTCTGATGGAGATGACGTGTACGTTACTGGCGTAGCGGGGATGACTCAGCTCAACGGGCGCACAGTGCGCGTCGCCAACAAGGCGACGAACACCTTCGAGTTGAACGATTACGATGGCAACAATATCAATACCACTGACTATACGGCCTACAGCAGCGCCGGAACTGCCGAGCCGGTCTATGAAATAGTCACGCCGTATACGACTGCACAGGTCTTCGAGCTCAAGTTCGTACAGTCCGCTGATGTTATGACAATCGTCCACAAGGATCACGAACCAGCGGAGCTGACAAGGACCGGAGACGCAGCCTTCACCCTCACGGACATCGTCTTCGCGCCCGAGCAGGTGTTCCCGACCGCCGTCTCCGTCGGCGCGAACACTGCGGGTAGCGAAACAGAGCGGTACGTTGTAACAGCGGTTAATGACGAGAACGCGGAAGAGAGCCTCGCAGGTATAGCTGCTGGAACTGCAATTTCCGACATCACATCCGCAACTCCTCCAGTCGTAACGGCATCTAGCCATGGTTTGACTAATGTGGATGAGGTGGAGATACAAGGTGTCTCCGGCATGACAGAGGTCAACAATCTTCGTTTCAAGGTTAGCAATAAAACGGCGAACACTTTCGAGATTCAAGATTTGAGCCGTGTAGACATTGTGGGTGCTGGCTACACGGCGTATAGCTCAGGAGGTACTGTTTATCCAGCATACGACAAAATAACCAACGGTGCGGCTACCAGGGACAACACCATTACATGGACAGCGGTATCTAACGCCGTTAGCTACAACGTCTACCATGAGAAGGACGGTATCTTTGGTTTTATTGGGCGCAGTGAGATAGACAGCTTCACTGACAACAACATAGACGCCGACCTCGAAGACACACCACCTAAATTCCGCAACCCTTTTGTTGGCACAAACGAGAAGCCGTCTACTGTTGGCTACTTCCAGCAACGTCGTTTATTCGGTAGCAGCACAAACAAGAAGCAACGCATGTGGCTGACGCAGACGGCTAACCATTATAATCTCGGCGTTTCCAGCCCGACTAAGGACGATGATTCCATCACGGTGACGATTGCCAGTTTGCAGGTAAACGAGATCAGGCACATGGTGCAGCTACGCGAGCTGGTCGTGTTGACGTCTGGCGGCGAGTGGCTTGCTGGGGGCGTGGACGGGGTCGTGACCCCGAGCACCTTCCAGATTGAGCCACAAACCTATTACGGGTCTGAGCAGCTTCCACCGATAACGGCTGGCGATATTGTTTTGTTTATGCAGCCCGGTTGGACGGTTAGGGATTTGGGGTACAAGTTCGAGACTGACAGCTACAACGGAAATGACGTCTCCATCTTAGCTCGGCACATGTTTGACAACTATGCCTTCGTAGACTGGGATTACGCACAGGCCCCACACTCCATCGTCTGGGCCGTGCGTAGCGATGGTATTGTTTGCGCCATGACGCATGTCAAAGAACAAGAAATTTTTGCTTGGAGTCGTCATATAACAGACGGGGACTTCAAGTCAGTAGCCTCTGTGCAGGAAGACGACGATGATTTTATGTATGCCGTCGTCCAGCGGAAAATTGGTACGCGGACACGGCAATACATCGAGCGGCTTCACGATCACGACTTCACCAACATACAGGACGCCTTCTTCGTCGATAGTGG